TATTGACGCTGTTTGTCGCGGTCACCAGCGATGTTGGGAACGATGCGTAGTTCTTCTTCATCGTCGCCTTGGTCATCGTCTCCTCAGTGACAAGCCCCTCAAAGTAGTCGTAGGCCGAGTTGGTGAGCGGATACATCGTGCCGTTTCCGCTGCCGTCGTAGTAGTAGAGCGCGGGGACTTGTCCTTGCGTCGCCTCAAACGACCACTGCGCCGCCTGTGCTGTCGGCGTCAGGAGGTCGTTGTCTGTCAGCAGCCCGTACTCGGCCACGATCTGAATGTGATACGGAGAGTCGCCAAATCGCTCCGTGAGCGTGTATTTCCGAAGTCTCAGCGACGGGTACTCGGGGTGCGACTGCCCCCAAGTTGAAAGACTCGCCGCTGCAATCACCTGCGTCGCCACCGTCTCAACAGCCGCCCCCGTCAGCGTGTCATCCGACAGCGTGCAGACCCACGACCTCTTGGCAACTCGGTCGCCCACACGGTCAATATCGTACTCGCGGGCCAGTTCGGTGGTGAGGACTACGCTTGTTGACATTATTGCTGCCCGAAGGATGAGTAGCCGACGATTGCTACGGGTTTGTTGAAGTAGTTGCTGCTCGCCTGACCGATGCCAAGAGCAATGGCTTCAAGGTACTTGGTTTGCAAACGCTGCTGGATCAACGCCGGGTCTTGCCCGTTGGCGATTGTCTGGAGCACGAGGTTGGCTCCCTCCGTGGTTCGCACGTCCTGTCCCTTGATCGTGGTCGCACCGAGTGTGTTTAACTTTGCAAGCCGCTCCTCCTGCCGCTTGGCCTCCGCTGCTGCGGCCTTCTGCTGCTCATCAAAAATCTTGGCCTGCTCTTGAGCGTATTGCTGCTGTGCTTTGTTCTGGTTCTCCAACTGCTTCTCAGCCTGCTTCTGGTAGTCCTCCCGTTGCTTGGCTGCACCGCTGGCAATGTCTCGCTCCTTTGCCGCCGCTTGATCCAGTTGGGCAAGTCGTGCCGCACCAGCCTTGACCGCATCGGTGTCGTCCATTTCGCGTGCGGCAGCAATCTCCTCCTGCACGCGAGCGATCTCTTGCTCGATGGCGAGCACTTGCTTCTTCGCTTCGGCACGCTGCGAGTCGCCGCCCACCGATTGCAGGAGCAGGATCTGGTCCACCGCCTCGTTGACCTTGAGCCGTTCGTCGGCCGCTTTCTTGAGGCCAGCGATCTCGTTCTCGTACAGCCGCTCCTGACGTGCGACCTCGCGGTTGTACGCCTCCTCGCCAATGGCTCCACGCTCGGCGAGTTGTGCTGCATCGTTGAGGCCGTTTGCGAGACGCTTCGCGGCTTCGTATCCAGCCGTGCCGAACTCCTCGGACTTCACAATGAGCGAGTCGAACTTCTCACGAGTCTTGTCGAATGCCTCGGCGTAGCCCTTCTCAAACCCTTGTGCCACGGCACGCTGCTTCTCTGCTAGTTCTCCCTGCAACTTCTGGAGGTCAAGCAACTGCTGCCGCTGCTCTGGCGTGAAGAACCCAGTGGCCGCCGCCTCCTGTCGCACGCGGGCAACCTCACGCTCCACCGCTTCGCGGTCACGCTGCACGGCTCGCGTCTTGTCCATCTCGTCCAGCAACGCTTCCGAACGCTTTTGGTCAGCGTCAATCTGCCGCTGCCGCTCAGTGTTCGCAGCCTTTATCTTTTCAATCTGCTTGTCGTACTCGCGGTTGGCTGCGGCGACGCCTTGCTCCAACTGCTTCTCGTCAATGAGGCCAGCGGAGAACTGGAGTTTCAGCGAGTCAGCACGCCCCGCGAACTGTGCGAGCGCACGGTCGCCAGCCTTGCCGAAGTCCTCAGCCTTGATCGCCGCCTTGTCAATCTGGTCAGCGACCTTCTCGATGGCTTTTTGAGCGTTCTCCTTGACCTTGATTTCAAGTTGAGAACGCTCCTCAATGGCCTTTATTTCCTCGTCAAAAGCCTGACCGGCCATTCGCACCGAACGACGGAACTGCTCCTCGTCAATGATGCCAGCGGACAGCCGCTTCTTGAGTTGCTCGATGGAGGACTCGTAAGCCAGCGATGCTTCCTTGCCAGCCGCACCAAACTTCCGCGAGTCATCTATCGCGTTGTTCACTTCCTCGCGGAGTTTCTGGAAAGTTTTTTCACGCTCCTCGATTGCCTTCTGTGCTTCCTTGGAAACCTCGGCGGTGTTCTCGGAAACATCCACGGTGGCCGCTGCTGTTTTCTTTGTTGACTCCTCAATGCCGAGCCAATACTCCGCAATCGTCAGGAGGTTCCCGACAAACTCGCCGATACCTGACACGAGGTTGCCAATGACCTGTGCGATGGTTCCGAACACAGCCGAGGCCACGTCGCCGAGCGTGGACAGGAGCGGCGTGCTGGCAACCAGTTCTCCAAACTGCCACGCAAGGTTAGCAACGTACTCGCCTGCCTTGGCAAACGCCGTGGTGATGATCGTGACAACGCGGCTCAGCGTCTCGGAGATCACGCCCATGTTGTCCGCAATGATCCCCACTGGCGTGAATGACATCACAAACTCGGTCGCCGCCACCGCTCCATCGCTGATGGCCTTGAAGAAGTTGAGTGCCCCATCGTTCAGCGGCTCAAACGCTTGAGCGATTCCCTGCACAATCACTCCGAACGGCTTGAGCACAGCACCAATGACTCGCCCGAGGTTGCCAAGGTTGGTGCCGATCAACTCAATGACGCGGCCGATCTGCGTGAAGATGGGTTCCAGCACTTGGCCGATTGGATCAACAATCGACGTGAGGCCAGCAACCACCTCCGCGAACGCCTTGGTGATTCCCTCGCCAAGCCCAACGAACGGCAGGAGCAGCGACTGCCCAAGCCCTTGTGTTGCCACACCGAGTGCGTCAAGGCCAGCACCGAAATCGTCAATCCGCCTGCGGTCCACGGCGGTCAGTGCGCGACCGAACCGCTCCATATCGTCAGACGCACCGCCAAGGTTCTTGAAGAACGGGAGCAAGTCTGTCCCGCTCTTGCCGAACAAGTTGATCGCAGCCGCCGTCCGCTTTGCCGGGTCTTCGATGGCTTGCAGCCGCTCGCCAATGAGTTTGTATTGGTCCTCTGGCTTGAGTGCTTGCAAGTCCTCTGCTGCAACGCCAAGGCTTTTCAGTGCGGCCTGTGCTGTCTTGCTTTCCTCGTCTACTCCAGTCACATTCTTCTGGAGGCGACCAAACGCAGAACTCACAGCGTCAATGCTCGTCCCGCTCCGCGTCGCCGCCGCCTCAAGCGTCTGGATGAACTCAAACGAGACGCCGAGTTTGTCAGCCGTGTTGCCGAGTTTCTCAACGCGGTCTTCAAGGTCCATGAGTCCGCGAGCAACCGCAACCGCCGCAGCACCGAACGCCGCCACGCCGACGAGTGCCAAGTTCGTAGTCGTGAGGAGCCCTGTGAACTGCGTGCTGACCGACGCCAGACCTTTGTTCAACCCGCCAGCGAACACGCGACCAAGTCCTTCACCCGCACTCGACAGACCAGACAGGCGACCGGCCACGTTGCCAATCGGCCCCGGCAGCGCGGACAGCACTCCGCTCAGTTCGTTGAACTTGAGCTTGCCAGCGTCTCCTCCCTTCTTCGCTTCCTCCGCAAACTTATCAGCAGCCAACGTCGCCTTGGCGTAGTCCTTAGAGACACGCTGCAACGCCGTGGAGTATTCCTGCTCCGTCAGCAAGCCTTGCTTGCGGAGCGCGTTGAGTTCCCGCGTCGATACTCCGTAGTCTCGCTGTGCCTTCTGCTCTCGCGTGAGGTTGGCTTCGACAATCGCAGCGGCTCGCGTTGCTTGATCCGCTCGCGTCTTGTCGGCGGCGGCTGCGGTCTTGGCTGCCTCGGCTGCGGCTGCCGCCGCTGCCTTGTTCGCGCCGCTCGCCTCGGCGGAAGCACGATTGAACGTGTCTTGTTCAATCGCACCGAGTTTGAGCAGTTCGTTCAGCCGTGCCAGTTCAGCCGTTCGCTTCTCCTCCTCCGTGCGGTTGGCTGCTGTCAGTGCAGCTCCTTCGCGGAACGCCTCTGCCGTCTTGGTCGCCTCCTCAGAAATCTTCGCAAACTCAGCCGCGAACTGCTCGCCGTCCACCTTGCCAGTGCGGAGTGCGGACTGCAAGAACGCAAGGTCAGTGGCGAACTGCTGCTGCGCCCTGCCAGCACCGCCGCTCGCCGTGGCGAACGTCTTGAACACTTCCGTGACCTTCGCGGCCTCGGTGTCCAGTTGCTTGAGAGCACGCTCAACAGGCTTGAGGCTCTGCTGGATGCCGGTGGCATCCGCAGAAATCTTCAACGCTAGTCCAAGCACGCTTGCCATCAGTCGAATCCAAGTTGCTTCCTCAAGTCCATGATTGCCTCCTTTGCTTGCAGGATGTGCTGCGGCGGAGGTTCAATAGGATTGAAGTCGCTGGCTTTTGGGCATTGTCCTTTTGCGCTGTAGGGAGCCATCACTGCGGAGACAAGCAGGCCGGTTTGCGCCCATGAGTCGGGGATCGCTTGGAAGTGGCGGACGTATGCCATCCACTCCGCAAGTTCTCTCGTTGTCATGCGGCGTTCCAGTTCGCCGACCGTCATTCCTAGATGCCCCGCCAGCCGAAACAGGAACTGCCTCGACGGACGGAGGTTTAGTTTTTTGCGAGTTCCTCCACGTCTGCCTCGCTCATTGCGTTGTGGCTCATCGCCTTTTCAAAGAGCGTGGACACTACCTTGGCTGACTTGCTGGCGAGGCTGGCGATTTGCTCGTCGGTGAACAGCCGCTCGCCGCTCTCTGGATGGCAGAGGCAGCGGGCAAGGAACTTCGTTCGGAAGTTCTCGATGCCGCTTTCACGCTTGCCGATCCACTCGCGTTCGTAGCCGTCGCGTTCGCCGACCGTCATCACGCGGATGCCAAGCACCATCGGCTTGCCTTCGGCGTCGGGCCATTCTTTGACCGTCACCTTGAGGATGCCGAGGTCATCGGCGGCGAGGATCTGGGCTGCGAGTTCTGCTGCTGTGAGTGGCATACCTAAGACTCCATGACAATCTTGAAAACACCAACGTACCGCGTCACGTCGTTGACGGTCCCTGTTGCACGAAGCGACTGACAGATTGCCTTCGTCGTGAAGGTCAGCCCGCCGCCTGTCACTTGAAGCAACGACTTGAGGCCGTACTGGTCAGCCGTCAGCCGCGTCGTGGAGAAGGACGCTATCTCTATAGTGCCTGCGTCAAGCGTCCAGCGTGTCGAGCGGCCCATCGGCAACGCGCCGCCACGCTGCACGTCAATCTTCGACACCTCACCGAACGCCGTGCCATTCCAGACGGCGGTGACTCCAGTGCAAGCAATCGCCATGACGGGCCTCCGTCATGCAACTACGAGCGAGCGATGCGGAGCGTAGCTTGACCCTTGATCGCGTCGTTCGTCGCCAGCGTCAGCGTCGAAGAGTTGACGGTGTAGGCAATCGCAGACAGTAGTGCTGTCCCACCGAT